CAACAAGCAATTCAAAAGGCGAAATTAAAGAATGGCAGACGATAGACAATTACTTATAAAATTTATCCTTCAAGACCAAACCAAAAAGGGTTTTGATGCTGTTAATAAACAAGTTAAATCAACAAGAGGTTCTTTCTTAAATTTAAAGAATGCAATTCTTGGTGTCTTGGGTTCTGTAGTTGTAAAACAAGCATTAGATTTAGCCAACTCATTTCAACAGGTACAAAATAGATTAAAATTAGTTACAAATTCAACAAATGAATTATTAAATGTTCAAGAAAAACTATTTGTAGTTGCTCAAAAAACAAGAGGTGCGTTTGCTGAAACAGTTACTCTTTATCAAAAACTTGCCTTAAATAGTAAAAATTTAGGATTAAATCAAAATCAATTATTAACTATTACTGAGAATGTTAATAAAGCAATAGCTATTTCTGGTGCTGATAGTATTCAAGCATCAGCAGGTATATTACAGCTATCCCAAGCATTTGCATCTGGAAGATTACAAGGTGATGAATTTAGAAGTATCTCTGAGAACATTCCAGTTATCTTAGATATCCTTGCACAATCAACTGGTATTGCTAGGGGTGAACTTAAAAAGATGGCAGGGGAAGGCAAACTTACATCTGAAGTTCTTGCCAAAGCATTGTTTGAAGCAACATCTGATTTAGATTCACAGTTTACAAAACTTGCACCCACTATCAGTCAAGCAACGACTGTTATGGGGAATAGTTTATTAAATCTAGTTGGTAAAATATTTGAGGCAACAAATGCTTCTACTTTGTTATCTAAAGCGTTAATTGAAGTTTCAAAACAAATGGACGAAGCATCAAAAATAGTTGATGTTTTTTCAGCAATTAGTCTAAAGAATTTAGAAGAAGCATTAAAAGAAGGCGATAGTGCATTATTAAAACAAGTTTATAGCACTGATTTATTAGACAAAGCACTTCAGGCAATTAACATAACAAGAAATGCCGACATATTTGGTGTTAAGACATCAATAAATTCTTATGAAGAATTAGAAGAAAAATTAGAAAGTTTAAGGACAACAATAGAATTAAACGATTCAGAATTACAAAGATTTACAAATAGATTAATAGAAGCAACAAAACCAAACTACTCTGATAAAATAGCTGAATTAGATAAATTCTTAAAGAAGAATGAATCAACAATTTCTGCAATTTCTGAAAAAAATAAAGAAGCAATTTATAGCGATGTAGAATTTCTTAGATATAAACAAGATGAAGAAGTTAAATTAATTAATGAACAAACAAAAGCAATATTAGAAATAATTAGACTTAAAGAAGAAGGCATTACAGGAATTACTAAAGAAGAACATCAAAAATATCTTGAAATGATTGAAAATTTAAAGAGAGAAGAAATTGGTATTAGTGCTAGATATAACCAAGAACTAATTGATTTAGAAAAGAAAAAAGCAGATGAAATTGCTAAAATTAACAAACAGAATTACGATGAACAATTTTCTTTATTTAAAGATGGCAAGTTTGCACAAATGGATTTTAATAAAATTGCAGAAGGCGATATGTCCAAATTTACAAAAGATACTGCGAAAGAAACATTAGATGCTTTAGCAAAAAACAACAAAACATTATTTAGAATTAACAAAGCATATAAAACTGCTGAAGCAATTATGAACACTGCACAAGGTGTAACCAAAGCATTAGCAACAGGTAATTATATTTTAGCAGGTATTATCGGTGCTATGGGTGTGGCACAGGTTGCAACTATACAATCTACACAATATTCTGGTCGTGCATTAGGTGGTCGTGTTCAAGCAGGTTCAACATATATGGTTGGTGAACAAGGTGCAGAAATGTTTATTCCAGACCAATCTGGAACTATTGTTGCAAATAAAAATTTAGGTCGTGCAACTAATGTAAACATAACTATCAATGCAAACGATACACAAGGATTTGATGATTTATTGATTAGACGTAGAAGTGTTATTGTTAATGTGATAAATGATGCTTTAAATAGTCAAGGAAAAGAGGCATTAATCTAATGGCAGGTACATACCCAACAACACCAGAATTTGCATCAGTAGGTTTTGCTAGTGAACAAAAAACAATTACATCTACGACTGATAGCGGAAAGATGTTTAGTGTTCAAGTAGATGGTCAAAGATTTAAATTTTCAGCATCTTATCCACCAATGAACAGAAGTGAATTTGCGCCTGTTTATGCTTTTATAATGAAACAAAGATCACAAAAAGAAACATTCCAGATTGCCTTACCAGATTTAAAAAATGCTAAAGGTGATGTATCTGGTCTTATTTCCACAGATGGCAACCATACAGCAGGTGATACTACTATAGACATTCAAGGTATCAATAACGGCACTACTTTAAAGGCAGGGGATTTTATAAAATTCAATACTCATTCTAAGGTTTATATGGTCGTAGAAGATGCAACAGGTGATGTATCTGATACTGCTACTCTTACGATTGAACCCCCATTAAGAGTAGATGTTTTATCTGGTGATACTATATTTTATGATAATGTTGCTTTTACAGTTAGATTAACTAATGATGTTCAAGAATTTAATACAGGTGATTTAGACCTTTATAGATTTGAAGTTGATTTCATAGAGGCGTTATAATGCCTAGAGGATTATCTACTATCCTAAAGACAGAGATTGCTAAGCAAAGCATTAAGGCAATAGCATTAGTTCAAATTAAATTTCCTACTACTCAAAGATTTACTAATCATTACAAAGATATTGAAGTATCAGAATTATGGGACGATGCTTTAGGTTTATGGGACGATAGAGCAGGTAATTGGGATAGTGGAATTACTTATAGTGCTAGTTCCCATTTATTGAGAATATCAGCTAAGACCGAAAGTTCTTCCTTAAATGTTAATAACTTTAGTTTGCAATTATCAGCAGTGGAAAGCACTTTTACTTCTATAATGCTTAATAACAATGTGAGTAATGATGAAGTGGCGATTGATATAGGATTTATAGACAGTAATGAGCAATTAATTGATGTCTTTAATTATGCTAAAGGATTTATTGATGGATTTACCATAGATACAAAAAATGCAGTAATTAATATTAACTGCACATCACATTTCGGAGATTTTAGTAGAGTAACAGGTCGCAAAACAAACGAGGGAAGTCATAAAAGATTTTTTGAAAATGATGGCGACAGTTTTGAATTTTCATCTCAAACAATTAGAGATTTAAAATGGGGTAGAGCATAATGGGATTTTTTAATGACATCTTTGATGCTATCGGTGATTTTTTTACGGACATCATTAGTTGGATTATCCCTATTCCAGAAATCCCAGAAGCACCAGAACAACAAGACGGAACATTAATTAATAAACAATCCAATAATGCTTTTATCCCTGTTATCTATGGTGAAAGATTAGTTGGTGGTACGAGGGTGTTTATAGAGGTTGAAGGCGATACTAATCAATATTTGTATATTTGTTTAGTTTTATGTGAAGGTGAAATAAGTGATATTAAAGAAATAAGAGTTGATGATAGTGTAGTGACTTTTGACGGAAGTTTTGCACACGCAACAACCATAACTTCTGATGATACTAGATTTGGAAATAAAATTAAAGTTCAACCATTCTATGGAAAAGATGACCAAGTACAATCTAGTCTATTAAATGAAGATAATAATTGGAATGACAGCAGTAATAGAAAATTAAGTGGGCTATGTTATTTAGCTGTAAGGCTAGAATGGGATAGAGATAAATTTTCCAATATACCAAAAATACAAGCTGTTGTTGAAGGTAAAAAAGTTCCTGTTATTAGTAGCAATTTAACCATTACTGAAAATGTTTATTCTAATAATCCTGCATTTTGTTTATTAGATTATTTGACCAATACCAGATACGGAAAAGGGATTGGATTTGGTGATTTAGATATTGAAAGTTTTTATACTGCTTCGGTCATAGCCGACCAAGAAGTCACTCCTTATTCTGGAGCAAGTAATATTCCTCAATTCAGTTTGAATGTTGTTTTAAATACTAACAAGAAAATATTAGACAATGTTAAATTTATCCTTAGAGGTATGCGAGGATTTTTACCTTACTCCGAAGGTCTATACAGATTAGTTTTAGAAACAACAGGAACATCAATTTTATCCCTCAGTAAAGATAATATTATTGGTGGTGTTAAATTAACCAGTGAAAAGAAAAACAGCAAATACAACAGAGTAAATATTAATTATGTTTCACCAGAAAAAAATTATGAAGTAGATACTGTTGTCTTTCCAGAAACAGATGCTGACCACCAAACATTAAAAGATGCTGATGGTGGTTTCTTACAAGAATTAAACTTAGATTTAAATATGATTACCAATCCCTATCAAGCATTACAGTTTGGTAAGGTAGTTTTAAACAGAAGTAGAAATCAATTAAGCGTGGAATGTACTGCAAACTATGAAGCTATGGATTTAGCAGTGGGTGATATTGTTAATTTAACAGATGATATTTTAGGTATGACTGACAAACCATTTAGGGTTATGGGTTTATCTATTAATTTAGATTATACAGTCAAATTATCTTTAGCTGAGCATCAAGACGCTTGGTATGTTTTTGATGAGAAACAAGAGGTAGCCATTGTACCCGATACTAATCTACCCGACCCTTTTACTATTCAGCCACCTGCAGGAATTACACTTTCAGATGAACTGATAGCTTACAATGATGGAACTGTTATTGTTGCTTTAAATATAGATATTACACCTTCAACAGATAAATTTGTTTTTGAATATCAAGTTGAATATAGAAAAGTAGGCGAAACAGATTATAAAGTTCACGCTAAAGGTTCAGAATTAAATCAAAGAATCCTCAATGTTATTGACCAACAGCGATATGATGTCAGAGTTAAGGCGATTAATAGTTTAGGCGTATCATCTGGTTATGTGACAAAAGATAATTATTTAGTGGTTGGGCAAGTTGCTCCACCTTCTGATGTAGAAGATTTCACCTGTAATATTGTGGGTAAAGAAGCACACTTGACTTGGGAGCAAATACCAGATTTAGACCTTGCCTATTATCAAGTTCGTTATTCTACTGCTTTATCTGGTGCGACTTGGCAAGATTCTGTATCTATTGTGGAAAAAGTATCAAGACCTGCGACTTCAATAACAGTACCTGCTTTAAAAGGCACATTCTTAATTAAAGCGATAGACAAGTTAGGTAATGCAAGTGTTAATGCTTCAAGTATTTCTACTAATGTTAGTGCGATTGGTTATTATAATGCTGTTGAAACATCTACACAAGACCCAACATTTTCTGGTACTAAAACAAATTGTAGTGTTGTTGATGGTACACTCAAACTAGACGATATTGCATCTACTGCTATTTATAATTTTAATTTTAGTGGGAACGATTATTATGATTTAGGTGATGTTTATACATCTAGGGTAACAGCAGTTTTAGAACAATTTGCTAGTGACCCAGATGATTTATTTGAAGATGGTAGAGGTTATACTAATTTTGATGATGTGCCGACTAATATTTTGTTTGATGGAACAGTGCCACAAGGAACAAATGTTCATTTAGAAATATCAATATCAGACGATAATATTACCTATACTGATTTTAAAAACTTTGTGATTGGTGATTACACTGCCAGATATTTTAAATTTAGAGCATTAATGTCATCAAGAGATGCTAACTCTATCCCTGTTATTAGTGGATTAGAGGTACAGATAGATATGGAAGATAGAGTATTTAGTGGTGATGATATTAGTAGTGGATTGGGTACTTATTCTGTTTCCTTTACTAATCCATTTAAATCTACAACCTATGCTATAGGTATTACTGCTCAAAATATGTCTACAGGATATTATTATGAAATTACTAATAAAACCTCATCTGGATTTGATATTGTCTTTAAAGACAGTGGGGGAAGTCCACAAAACATTACATTTGACTACATAGCGAAAGGATATTAAAAACAAGATATGGCTCAACACGATTATGTTATAGAAAACCAACCTTTTCCTTCTTATAGAAACGACCACAACAATTCACTCAGTGCTATTGTTTCTAAAAATAGTGGTGCAACATCACCTTTAACACCTTATGCCTATCAATGGTGGTATGATACATCTACTGATATTCTAAAGATTAGAAATGCTGATAATGATGCTTGGATTAATTTTGCGTCATTTGACCAAACCAATGATAATTTTTCACTAACAGTTCAAGATTTAACAGTCAATGGTCAAGGTTCTATTCCTTCTGGTACAAAGATGTTATTCCAACAAACAACCGCACCGACAGGTTGGACTAAACAAACTGACCATAATAATAAAGCCTTACGAGTAGTCACAGGAACAGCAGGAACAGGTGGTACTAATTCTTTCACTAATGCTTTTAATTCTAGCAAAACTGTAAGTGGTACAACAGGAGCATCATCTGTGACTATTACAGGAAGCACAGCATCTCACACTTTGACAGTATCTCAAATCCCAGCACACACTCATACAATTAATGAGGGTCGAACACAAGGAGATGGTGGGAATTTATATGCATCAGGAGATGATACAACAGGAACTGCTTTCACAACTCAAACTTCATCTTCAACAGGTGGAAGCACAGGTCACTCTCACAATATTAGTTTAACATCTGGAAGTCATACTCATTCATTTAGTGATACATTTAATTTAGATGTTCAATATGTAGATTTAATTATAGCACAAAAAGACTAATGAAATTAGAAATTAAAGATAATTGTCCGTTAAACAACTTCAATCCTTGTAAAAAATTTGATTGTAATTGGTTTATACAGGTAAGAGGAACTAATCCTCAGACTGGCGAAGAACAAGATGAATATGGTTGTGCGATTGCTTATTTGCCTTTATTAATGATTGAAAATTCACAACAAACAAGACAAGCAGGTGCATCTATAGAAAGTTTTAGAAACGAAATGGTCAAATCTAACAATGAAACATTGAAGATGTTAATGACTAATGAAATAATAAAAAAAATAGGGAAAGATAAATAATGGCACAAGACGGAACAACAGCAGGTGGTGCAAGTTATACTCTAGATAACGTCACCTTCCCAGTCGGTAGAAATAAACTTCAATCAATATTTGATGCTATTAGAAGCACGAATATTGGTAATAATGCACCAGACCTAGTCGCAGGTCAATTTTGGATAGATAACAATACACCCTCAACAACAGTTTGGACTTTGTATTTTTATGATGGCACAGATTCTATTCAATTCGCCACCATTGATACAATCAATAATACAGTAAACTTTATTGATAGTGCCTTTGATTTAATTGTAGATACCACGCCTCAACTTGGTGGCAACCTAGACCTTAATTCCAATAACATTACAGGAACAGGTAATATTGATATTACAGGAACAGTAACTAGTGATGGATTGACTGTTGATGGTAATGCAAGTTTAACCACTAGTGGAGCAAATGGTTTAGTTATAAATGAAAGAACAGATGTTAGTGGAAATAGTGCAAATATTTTTCTTTCAGACAGTTCAGGAACTGTTGGAATACAATCTAATAATGGAGAATTTAGATTTAATACTGGTGCAACTGTAGGTTCATCATCTGGAACAGAACGATTAAGAATTAAATCTTCAGTACTTGTCATCAATGAGAATAGCAACGATTACGACTTCCGAGTAGAAAGCGATAACAACACCCACGCATTATTTGTGGATGGTGGAACTGATACAGTACTTATGGCTAAAGGTTCTGTTGATAATACAACAGCAGGACACAGATTTAATTCAGATGGTTTTGTTTCACACGTAAGAAGTGGTAATGGTGTTATGAGGCTTAACAGATTATCAAATGATGGAGATATATTAGAAATATATAAAGACGGAGCAACAGTAGGTAGTATTGGTGCTAGTGGTGGTGATATTTTTATGACTGAAGGAAACTTTGGTCTTAGGTTGTATGATAATGGTACATCTAAAGGTATTATACCTTCTACTGGAACTGGTGCAGGTTCTAATAATATAGTTGATTTAGGTGGTAGTGGTTTAGGATATAAAAACCTCTACCTATCTGGCACTGTAACCAATGATGGCACTGGTGGTATGTCTATTGATACCTCTGGAAATGTTACCTTTAATGAAGATGGTGGTTCTTCAGATTTCCGAGTAGAAACGAATACAAGAACACATATGATATTTGCTGATGGTGGTACTGATAGACTTTCTATTTGGAATAACGCATCAAGAGCAGAAATAGCTATTAACTCAACTAATATATTAATTGGCGGTACTGGTTCAGTTAGTGATATTTTTATGCACTCTGGATTAGGGGGTGGATATACTTATGCTATGACTATATCACCTGATTTTTATGGTCAAACTATTTTCTATGAAGGTTCTATGAATGCTAGTGCTGATGCTACTACATCATCTCAAAACGAATGGCTAAGAGTTAAAAATCTTGAAACTGTATTCAATGATAATAGTTTAGATAAAGACTTCCGAGTAGAGAGTAATACCAATACTCACGCACTGTTTGTTCAAGGTAGTGATGGTGCTATTGGAGTAGGAACAAATAGTCCTACAGATAGACTTCATATAAGTTCTGCTGTTGCATCTGGAGTATCCTTACAAGCAACAGATACTGGAGGTTCAACTTGGAGAATTTTATCTACAGATAATTTAGCAAGTATTTCTGGTGGAAAACTAGCATTTAACAACGGTAGTTACAGAATGGTCATAGACAGCTCTGGTAATGTAGGTATTGGTACAAGTAGTCCAAGTGAATTATTAGAAGTTAATGGCAATATTAGAGTTGGTGTTGGAAGTCAAACAGCACCTTCTTTACAAATAGGCGATAATGATACAGGAATTTTTGATGCAGGTGCTAACGCAATAGGGTTTACAACTGCAGGTACTGAAAAAGTAAGAATATTGTCAGGTGGTTCTGTTGCCATAGGAGCAATAAG